AAGAAAGAGAAGAAGGATAGGCTTTTTGTTAGTCATGAACACTATAAGGCTGCCCACACTGTGTATTGTACTAAAGTAGAGCCGTCCGACCCAGAAAACTGGCTTGAGTTTAAATTGGTGAAGAAGTGAGAGTTTTAGTGGCCTGTGAATTTTCAGGAATAGTTAGAGATGCTTTTATAAAACAAGGGCACATTGCAACGTCTTGTGATTTACTTCCAACAGAAGCGCCTGGCCCACACCTACAGTGTGATATTACTGAGATTGATTTTTCACAATATGATTTGATGATAGCCCATCCGCCGTGTACTCATTTAGCGGTTAGCGGGGCAAGATGGTTTAAAAATAAGAAAAAAGAACAAGAACAGGCTTTATGTTTTGTTGAATTTTTAATGGATGCCCCAATAAAAAGGATTTGTATTGAAAATCCTATAAGTATTATTTCTACTAAAATAAGAAAACCAGAACAAATAATACAGCCATGGCAGTTTGGACACGGAGAAACCAAAGCCACCTGTTTATGGTTAAAAAATTTACCAAACCTAGAACCAACAAATATTGTAGATGGCAGAATCCATAGAGTTCATAATATGCCACCATCACCAAATCGATGGAAAGAAAGAAGTAGAACGCTACAAGGAATAGCAGAGGCAATGGCTGAGCAATGGGGTAATTTGTGAAACTAGATTACAGAGTTTATAGAAGAATGAAGGAGCAAAAAATGAAAACAATTGCCTAATGGGTAACTATTGGTAATTGTTTAAGTACACATTTAATTATTCTAGCAACTTGAATCGTGGTATACTCTGCTTTGGTAAGGAGGAAGAATTTATGGAACTTTTAGGCATCATTTTTTTAGTAGTGATCTTTTTTGTAAATGCTAATTCCTTTTTTGCTTCCTCAAGCGCAGAAAAGAAGTCCTACGAAAGAACTTCGACCGACGCTAAGTTTAACAGAACGGCAAAGAACTACTAACTGTGTTTAGCAGAATCAGCGACTGGCTAGACAAGTTTAAGTATCTTTAGCACTATTTTTACTACTAACATCAATAAGCTTTGCAGCAAAACCAGTGAAGCGTCACGCAATTAAAGATAAGAATGGCAAATACTTTGGTGAGAGATATAATAATGTTGTGAAAGATTAAAAGAATTGCGCAGCGATCGGGAAGGACCGATAACGCTTTTGGAGCTACCTTAAATGGAAGTTGGGCGCTTCTGGTTCATTAAGAATAGGGAGCTTGCTGGGTGCCAAGAACTGCCGACCAAACAGGTATCAAGCCCTGTCTGCGCAATATAAACTATGAAAAGAATACTAAAATAGGGAGAAAATATGTTTTTAGATATAGAGTTCACAGAAGACGAAGTTAATGAGTTAACAAAAAACCTATTAACAATGGGTAAATCAATGGGACATAAACCTGAAAAGCTTGCTATATTGCTATCTATTTGTTCACAACAACTACTACAAACACATGGGATGGCTATAGACTCTATGGAATTAAAACCAGGGGATACTTTACAAAGTTAATGTAGTAGACCAATGAAACGAACACTAAAAGAACGTGGTGAGATTACTAGCTTCTATGAAAAGTATGGATATAAAAAAACCATGCATTCTTTTGGCCTAACTAAATATCAGGTAAAAGAAATAGCCCGCTGGTATAGAAAGCATTTATTAAAAAAGGCTGAAAAGTTTACCATAGAAAGAATTCTAAAGTTTCGTGCAAAGTGTTACTCATACATATCTACAACAAAATGGTATGATCAAGCAGATGATTTTGCCTCTTGGGCGTGTGTTAGGGCTCTAGAAGGCAAAGAAGCACCAATTAGTCTAATGTATCAGCGCTTTATTAAAGAATTACTCGGCTTAGATAGGGCCGGACTTTCAACAAATGAGTTCATACACGAAGACCTAACGCACCTAAATGATAAAGAAATCAGATTTGAAGACAACTCCCTACGTCAAGATCAACTACTAGAACTAAATTATATTCATAAAACATTCATAGAGATTGGAATATTAGACAAGACAAGCATTTCTGTTTTAATTATGAGATTTGTTTATGGTTTTGATTTAAAGGATATAGGAATAATACTGATGTTACACATTGATACAGTAGAAAAAACTTGTAGTAATTTTTTAGAAACACATAAAGGCAAAAAGGATATATAGTGGAACTATGTTGCTGACTTAAAGTCTGTAGATGTAAAAAGTGACGGTTGTTTTTGATAAAACCTTGCTAAAAATGACGCATTAAAATATCTAATTTATCCAGTTATTTTAAACAATTATCCAGTTATTTTAAACAATTATCCAGTTATTTTAAACAATTATCCAGTTATTTTAAACAATTATACAAGTTCTTGTAAAGCAATGTAAACTAAGATCAAGGTCGTGACTCTATTTCAATGCTCGGTCTCATTATGAATAGACAAAGCAATCCAAGAAAAGACTGCTGAAATAGTAGCTTTAAAGATATCCTCTTCCATTTCTCTGTCATAGATTTCTTCTGCCAAGCAACGGATAGATTCTAGCTGTTCTTTTGTCAGCTCTTTTACGTCTAGTATTAATCCGTATTCTTTACCCATATAGAAATTCTATATTATTTTTATCGGAGTGTTGAGAAATAAAAAAAGCCCTCTAGTGTCTCGCGACTCGAAAGGGCCCAACCTTTATTTGATTCAGAATGGAAATACTATTTTGAATTATGACTAATAAAATAATAGTAGACAGTTAAGATATTTATGTCAACCTATTGTTATAGGGTTTGTAACCCTTTCGTTTTGTGAACGGAGAACATTAATGGCTAGACCTAAACTTGTTATTGATCCAAAAACAGTAGAAGGATTTGCCAAACTCGGCGCCTTAAATACTGAAATTGCAGATCATTTCGGATGCGATGAAGGTACTATTCGTAAGCGATTTTCCGATATTCTAGCAAAAGCTAGGGCAAGCCGAAAAATAAAGCTTCGAGAGTTGCAATGGCGTCTTGCAGAAAAGGGAAACCTTGGAATGCTTATCTGGCTAGGGAAACAAGAGCTAGGGCAACACGAGAAAGTAGAGCAAGCTATTGCTATGACTGATAAGCTTAGCGAAGGTTTTATTTTTCTAGAAAAGCCAAAAGACGAGAATGGCTCAAGTAGCGTATAATCCGCTAAGTCATCAACGCAAGTTTCACTTCTCTGATAAACCATACTGTGGTCTTGTGACTGGCTATGGTGGAGGCAAGTCTTATTCTTTAGTAATGAAAATGCTTCGCCTTGCTTCACAGAATTACGGACTAGATGGGGGAATATTAGCCCCTGACCTTAAAATGTTTAAACGAGATATTCTTCCTTTAGTCTCTGTGATCAAGGAAGAAAATAAACTAAGAATTTCTTACAATAGGCAAGACGGTTATATAGACATCCCAGAAACAAAAAATAAGGTTTGGGTTTTCCATGATCAAGACCACGGTGAGTCAATTAAGGGACCAAACTTAGCTTACTTTCTAATAAACGAAGCTACCATTATATCTAAAGAAGCGTTTGAGGCGACGATGGGACGTGTGCGACTAAAGCAAGCACGTGTTCCTCAAATTGCATTTTCAGGAACACCAGAAGGTTTTGGTTATGTTTATAAGACGTTTGTAGAGAAACAAAGAGAAGATACAGATATTATTTTTGGATCTACTAAAGAAAATATTCATCTTCATGAGTCTTTCGTTGCTCGTATGGAGTCTAGTTATGACTCACTAATGCAGCAGGCATACATAGAAGGTAAGTTTGTTAATCTAAACGGAAGGCAAGCTATTTACTCGTTTGATAGAAGAAAGCACTGTGTTCCTGTTAAGTACGAACCAGAAAAATACCCTGTATGGATCTCACTAGACTTTAACGTAAACCCAATGGCCGCTAGTGTTATGCATTACACTCCTCATTTAAAAACTAAACTAAGAGTATTTGCAGATATAAAACTTAAGACTTCAGACACGCCACAAATGGCTCAATATATAAAAGAAAAATATGGAACTAATGTTACAATATATCCAGATCCTGCTGGTAACTCTCGCTCTACTAAGGGCGTAAACATTTCTGATATTAGTATTTTAAAAGAATATGGTTTTAATAATATTAAATTTAAAAGAAGAATTGCTTCTGTTCGTGACTGCCTTAACGCAACAAATGCGATGTTTTCTAAAGATGAAATTCAAATAGATCCATCGTGTGTTAACCTAATCACAGACATTGAACAGGTAAATTTGAACGATGCAGGAATTTTAGATAAAACAGATCCGGAAAGAACTCACTGGGTTGACGGTTTGAAAGATTTAATTGACTTTGAGTTTCCAATTGTAAAACCATTAGGTTCAAGTACCATTCAACTATAGGGGTTAATAATGGCATTGAAAGATAAAGTCCCAGCATTGTTGCAGTATATAAAAAATTATAAAACTTACTTAGATCAAAACGCCATTAAGCTAGATATCTATGAAGGAAATCTTCTAGACTATGTAAAAGAGTCTCTACAAAGAACGCTGTCTACTAACTACTATGAGAAGATACAGGAAAGAATTATTCCTATTAACGTACTTCCTAGAATTATTTCTAAGACCTCTAAAGCATACGAGACTGCTCCTACTAGATTGACAGACACAAAGTATCAAGAAGATCTTTCTAAATACGAAACACTATTTGCAATGAATTCTAATATGAACCTAGCAGATAGATATGCAAATCTATTTAAGGGGTATGCGCTAGAACCATTTTTACATGAAGGAAACCCAAAGCTAAGAGTATTGCCTTACGATAGATTTCTTCCTTACTCAGACGATCCTGTAGATAATACAAACGTAACTGTTTTTATTAAATTCATGGGCAAGAGAAGTTTAAAGAAAAATAACAAGGAAGTAGTTTTAGAGGTTTATCATATCTATTCTAAAGACGAGTTTATTTCTATAGACTCAGACGGTGACGTAATCGCAGAAGATATGGTTCTAAACGAAGGAGTAAATCCTTATGGCGTTATTCCTTTTTACTATGGAAATAGAGGAATAAACGCAACAATTCCTATTCAAGACTCCGATATTATTTCTTTGATTAAAATTATTCCTACACACTTAACAGATCTTTCAGGCGCTATTTTGTTTCAGTGCTTCTCAATTACATGGGGTATTGATGTTAACTCTGAGAATCTAACTATGTCTCCAAACGCATTCTGGTCATTTAAGTCAGATCCTACAAGTGACAAGACACCAAGTGTTGGTACTATTAAGCCTGAAGCTGATATCGAGAAGGTAATTAATTTTATCATGACAACTTTTGCTCTTTGGCTTGAGACTAGAGGCATTAGAGTTGGATCAATGGGTACTGTAAATGCAGGAAATCTAGCAAGCGGTATCTCTAAGCTTATTGATGAGATGGATACTACCTCTTTAATTATCGAGTCACAGAATAAGTTTGCATCTGAAGAACCAATGTTTTGGGAAATGTTTCGTCACATGAATAACTATTGGGTTAGCAATAGTCTTATAAACTCAAAGTACTCTATGGGATTACTTAATGATGATTTTAAAGTCACAGTTACTTTAGATGAACCAGAGCCAGTTCTAGATAGAAGAACAGAAGTAGAGACAGAGAAGTTAGAAATGGATTCGGGCTTTACATCTAGAAGACGTGCTATCGTTAATTTAAATCCTAATATGTCTCCTGAACAGGTTGACGAACTAATAAAAGAAATTGACGCAGAAACTACAGTAGTAACAACAGAAGAAGCTCCTATAGTTTAATGACCAAACAACAAAAGGTTTCTATAAGAATACCGAAAGTTTTTACTCCTATTGTTCGCAAAGCGATAGCAAAGGACGTTATTGATTTTATTATCAAGCGCACAAGAGAAGATCAGTTAGATAAGAACAATAAAAAGTTTAAAGCTTACACGAAAGAATACGCTCTTAAAAAAGGCGTATCTCGTGGTGATGTAGACTTAACTGATACCTCTGACATGCTTGATGAGCTTATTCCATTAGATGATAAGCCTGGTGAGATCGTAGTAGGATATAAAAAAGGCGACCCTATTAATGGGAAGGTAGAAGGAAATAGAATCGGTTCTTACGGATCTGATCCAAATCCAGCTAAGGCTCGTGATTTCTTAGGTATAACAAAAGAAGATCTAAATACTATTATAGAAAAGTACAAAGACGATGCAGAAGAAACTGCGAGAAGAAACCTATCTGAAGTATCGGCCACAGATGAGGAGCTTATAGACTTCTTAGCAGAAGAACTAATCAATCAAATTTCATTCGAGTTAGACAATGAGTAATCAAAAAAAGATTCAAGATAAGATCGATAAACTTAATAAACTAAGAGAGTCTTTTGACGCCGCTGACTCTAAAGAAGTAGGCGATAAAGTTGTTAAGTCTATTCAGAAAAGATCTAGGCAAGGGAAAGATGTAGAGGGTCAAAACTTTGACGCTTTATCTAAAGAGTATAAGAAGCAGCGTAAAAGGAATTCTAGAAACCTAGACGAAACTACAACGCCTAATAAATCAAACGTGACCGCCACAGGTCAGATGCTTAAGTCTATGAGAGCAGAAGGCGTAAAAGGAAAGATAGTTATTAACCCACCGTCTGGGAATAGGTCTAAAGAGTTGTCTGGTTCTTCTCCTAGGATCAGCAATAGGGAAGTAGCAAGGTACGTACAGGAGAACGGAAGGCGGTTTTTTGGCTTAACAGATAAGCAAAAGACTGAACTAACACGTGACGTTAAGAACGTTTTGTTAAGGAAGCTTAAAAAAACGCTTTAATAAAAATCAAAACAAAGGATATAATTATGTCAGGCGAAAATAATAGCGTTAGTAACGCAAACGATCAAGCAGCTGGTGGCGCTGATCAATCAAAAGAAAGGCCGATTCAAGATGTAGTTTCTCATGAGACCTTTAAGAAGTTATTAGGTCAGAAGAAATCAGTAGAGCAAGAAAATGCTGATCTAAAGAAGAGACTTCAAAGCATTGAAGAACAGAAACTACAAGAAGCAGGCGAGTGGAAGAAAATTGCAGAGCTTAAAGAAAAAGAAACTCTTGAAGCTAAGCAGCTTGCTGAAACTGAAAAACAAAGAGCTGAGAGCTTAAACAAAAATCTTTTAAACATGGCAAAACTTCAAGCTGTAACAGAAGCGTTACCAGGAAAGCTAGAGCTTCCTGAGTACATGGCTTTTATCCCGCTTGATAAAGTTATTATAAACCCTGAAACAGGGGAGATAGATAAAACTAGCGTTGAAAGTGTTTCTCAAGAGTTTGTTAAAAAGTACTCAAAGCTTTTAAAGGCAGATCCTAAGTTTTTGCCAAACGGTAACCCTTCTCCTGCATCACAGTTGACGCATGAAGAATGGTTAAAGCTTCCGGTTGATCAAAAAAGATTACGTATGAAAGATGTAAAAAAATAACAAACAGGGGGTAGCACAATGAGTGCAACATTAGTTAATGAAGTATCCGAACAGGCCCAGAAGTTTTGGGCACCAGTATTAAAAGACGAATTAAAAGAAGCTTCTATTTTAGCAACCTTAGTAAATAAAGAATACCAAGGTGATATTAAACGTGGCGGTGATACTGCTTACGTTTCTATGATCAATAGACCTTTAGCAGAAAGAAAAACTATCGGAGCTGGCTCTGATACTTTTGCTTCTCAAAAGCTAACTGCTACTAGAGTTGGCATCGCTGCTGATCAACGTATTACAGCTTCTTTCGAGTTAGAAGATCTTATTGATATTCAAACTCAGTTAGGTAGCCCAGACGGTAAATCTAAAATTAGACAAGCTCTATTAGAGTCTCTACAAATTGAACTTAATAGCTACTTATATGGTTTAGTAGCTCCTAGTTCTTCTGCTCCAGATCATAATTTAACTGGCGTTACTGATTTCAACGCAACACAGTTAAACATCGTTCGTAAGCTTGCTTCACAAGCTAAATGGATGAGACAAGGCGGTTGGTATTTGCTTGCAGATCCTTCCTATATGTCTGATATGTTAAATAGCTCCGTGCTTACTTCTGCTGATTTCACAGGCGGCGCTGATCGTCCTGTTATCGGCGGTCAAATGGCAGTAAATCGTTTTGGATTCTCAATCCTTGAAGATAACTCTGCAGGTCTAGTAGGCCTTGGAACTGGAACTGAAGATGCTGCATTAGCATTTCATCCTGACTTCTTATATCTTGTTATGGGCGACCCTCAAATCAAGGTATCTGATTTACACTCCAACAAACAACACGGTTACTTGGTATCCGTTGATATGTGGTGCGGTGCTAAATTAGGTCTAGAAGGCGACGTAAAACATATTTCCATCATCAACAGTTAAGGAGAGTAATCTTGTATGGCAGCAATTAAAGACTTTAGTCCAGGCGATAATTTAGCAGGAAATCCTAATATTGATTTCTTAATTGGAAGCGATATGCAGGATCTTGTTAATCAGCTTAGACAACTTAATATGCCATACAAGATTCTTTCAAGTCACACTATAGGCACACGCCCTGCTGTGATTTTAAGTTTAACTAAACCAATTAAAAAAATTAAAAAAGAGGGTTAAAAAATGGCTGTATTAGTTGATAAAAAAATGGCTGGCGCTGGATTTTCTAACGCTAAAGAACTCGTAAGAGTTGTGTATGACTTTGCCGCAGACACTGGCGCTGTAGCTGACTACGATGTTTTAGAAGCAGACTCCGCTTGCGTAGTTTCTTTAAAACATATGGCAGTAAAAACTGCTGTTACTTCTGGCGGCTCATTGGTTCTTGACCTTGGTAAGTCTGCTGGTGGCACTGAGTTTTTCAGTGACAAAGCTGTGGCTGCTTTAACATTAAACTCAATTCACGCTACATCTGCTCCTGCTGCTGTGTATTTACCAGCCGGCGGTAAGATTGTAATGGGTATTGAAGGCGCTGCTGCTACTGCAGGAAAACTAGAAATGGTTTTCGAAGTAATTAAATACTAATTATTATCTGGGGGGTTTAATCGCCCCCCACTTATCTGGTGAAAAATGACTCTACCTAATCATATAAATGACAGAGAATATGAGAAGTTTAGAGATTCTGGAACTCAAGGGCAAACTAGAGTTGCTATTAAAATTGAAGAAAGCATAGCGCTACCAATTACTTTTGACCCATCAATATACTCTTCAATAATAAGCGCAGAAGATAAAGAAGAAGAAGTTACTTACTTAGATATTAATTCTAGAAAGCTAAGAAGAACAGATACAATAACGTATACTGCCATATCCGTAAGCCCAACAGCTAGCGTTGTTGATACTTTTAATTACACATTTGCTGGCGGAGAATATGTGTATACTGGAAACACGAGAGTAACTACGCCATGAAATACGCTCTAATAAATGAAAATAAAGTTACATCAATTGTTGATCTACTAACAGAAGAAGATGTTTTTGAATATTCTAAAAAAAATCAACTCTGTTACTTAATAGACGATCTATCAGATCAAAATGTTATTGGTTACGACTTTGTAGATAACACTCTAAAAGATTTGTCTGGCAATTTAGTAAAGCAAAAAATGAGAATGACTAGGCTTGCTTTTAGAAATAGATTTACTACTAATGAGTTAGTAGCTCTATATACCGAAATGCAGTCAAATATAATGTTGCAAATTATTAACGACAATCTTTTAGCTGCTACATTTATTGACTTAAATAGAGCAGAAACAATAAATGCTGTTTATTATATCGCATCTCTAGGAGTAATTACAAATACTAGAGCCGGAGTTATTCTAACTACAATTCCAAACGATCTAGAAGTTTATAAGGCAATTCCTACATGAAGATAATATTTACCAAAAATAACTATCCATTATCTTTTATAATAAGAGCCGTAACAGGGGAAAAAGCATCTCATGTTGCAATAGTTTTTGACGATATATTTTTAGTACAAATAAATCTTTTTGGTGTCTCTATGCAGTATTTTGATAAGTTTAAAAAACATCAAAAAATAGTGCATGAAATTTCAATACCTTTAAGTTTAGAGAAAGAAGACGAGATATGGAGAGCCATGATTACAATGGCTGGACTATATTCTTATGATATTCCGTTTCTTATTTACTCTGCATTTTCTGTAATAGTTAAAAGAATATTTAATAAAGAAATAAAAAAGAAAATACTAGACAGTAACAATAAATCTTTATGCTACGATCTTTTGATTCTATTACAAAATCACTTTGATTTTAAGTTTGGTATAGATGAAGACAAAAAGCACCTATTAACCCCAGGTGTATTACATAAAAAATTAACTGAGGGTGGTTATTAATGGCAAAGAAATTTATAGAATTTGACTTAAATGAAGATGTTGTTGGTACATACGATGAAACTAAAACCTATGTAACTGGCAACATGATGCAAAAAACCATCAACTCTCAAGATGTGGTAGGAGTACCTGCTACATTCTTTACAGACAACCAAACTGCAAACGGACTAGCTCTCTCTGGATTTATCGAAGCTACTTCTAATGGTTATGCTTTTTTAATTACAACGATATCATTGGGCTCAGCTTCTTTATTGGTTTATTCTATAGATTATTCTGATAACACAACTCAATATCTTGGCCGTGTTCTTGTTGTTTTTCCAAATATTCCAGCAGCTACACACACAATTAGATCTATAAGAGCTGACGCATCTAACACATCTGAAATTAAAGTTTTTATTGCTACAGTTTCAGCGGGAACAAATGCCATAGTAAATGGTGGAAACTTTTTAATTAACAAAGTGGCTCTTGCTGACTTTACTACTGGTCCCTCTCCTATAACTGTTCAATTTGCAATTGATGATAACGTAAGAGCTGTTTACTGGCAGCAAGACCCAGCTGGACTAGGTCAAGCAAACAACATGACTACTGTTATGGGCACTGCACATAGTGGGGATGAAATATTTTCACTTCAAGGAACAGCGGCTTCATTTAATATTCAGGCATTTGATAAAACAATAGCACCTACAATTACAAAACTATCAGCGACAGCGCCAACTATTGGAATTGCCACATGGTCGGTTGCCGGACATGCCTTTGTAGCAAACGACATGGTTTCTTTTACTACTAGCGGAGCTGCACCTGGCGGATTTACGGCATCAACAACGGCTGTACACCAAGTTTATTTTGTAAGAAATCCAGTTGCCGGAGTTAGTTTTGAGTTGTCCGCTACATTTGGAGGCGCATCTATAAACGCATCTTCCAATGGTTCAGGTACTTTTAACGTATTTAGATCTTATGGGTCTACAACTGCAACCCATGTAGCGGGAAGAAAAACAGGAACTATTACATCTGGTTTTGTAGGAACTGCTCTTTTATTAGACAATATAATGGCGGCAACAATCCCTGCAGTTGATTCTACAAATCCAAATGTTGGGCAAGATGTAATATTTTTTCCTACTGGTACAAACTTTTATAACTTTAGATTAACAGATATTACAGCTGGAGCCACAACACTTCCAACCGCTACAGCAATAAACAATTTAGGAACAGGTACAGACTATACAGCTCCGACATCTGTTCTTGCATATTATAGTGAAGAAATAGGTGCGATTGTTTACACCACAGCTACATACCAGTGGCTAACAAAACGCTGGATGAACTCACAAATATTAGCGAACTTTGGATCTCAAGCTATTACATGGCTTGAGAACACAGGAAGAGATACAGACTATTTTAGAGCATTCGCAACAAATGCAGGATGTGTTAGAAATGGATACTTATTTGTTACAACAACAACAACAGGTCAAAGAGGTTTCTTGAGTGTTGACTTAAGGTCGGATCACTCATTTGATTACAGCTATGCAACCTCTCCTGTAAAATACATAGGAAGAAATAAGTTAAAGTTTATTGCAACATACGAGCAGAATTTTGAAATTACAGATAACGTAGTTGTGTATTATAGATCTGCATCAACGGCAGGAGACAGTATATTCAATACTGCTACAGGTGGTTGGTCTTTGTTGCCTTTAGACTTTGCAGCAAATTTAGAGGCCATTACTGTAGATAAGTATGTTCAATTAAAGATTATGAATACTGTTTTAAGTATTCTTTCTGGTACTCCCCCTCAAGTTCATGAGGTTGTTTTAGGTTATGACGATCTAGAAGCAAACGATGATAGATGGGTTATGAGCCACAAGAATACATCTAATGATGGAGACTCTCCTTTCTATGCGGCGGCAAGACTTCAAAAGGCATATGACATAGCAATGCCTGCAGAGTTGATTTTCGATATTATTGATGACTCAGAAAATGTAATTCAAAGCTTTAGCACCATAACAGATGCTGCTAATTTTAGTTACTCTACAAATAACGGAACATCATGGAATGCGCTTGGAACTATTCCAAACACTGCACTGACAACTGAGTTAAGGGTTCTTATCTCAAGCCCAGCAAGTGGACCACACAGATTAGTAGTAAGGGAGCCATAAGATGGATTTATACTCTAGTACACAATACTTTGTTACTCCTGGTGCTTGCGTATTAGATACAACTCCGCCTACTTTTAGTGGAATATCAGGCTTATCTATGGATTCTACTGGAGCTTTGGTTGCTTCTTGGAGTGCTGCTACTGATGCAACAACTCCTGTTAGATATAACGTGTATATAAAGAAGGATACAGCTACAGGATTATTTTCTGTTACTCCATATGTGACAGAGGCTCTATCTTTAAAATTGTATGACGATGCTTCAGGGGTTAGACTTGCCTATGGTGCTACATACTACGTAGGCGTAAGAGCTGTAGACTCTGTTGGAAACATGAATACTAATACAGTTTCATTAGATGAAGTATCTACTGGAGTATTTGCTGGTGAGATAAAATACGAGTGCTTTGCTAGCTTGGCAATTAGTCCATCAAATGAGTTAATTGGTTCATTGTTTTTACACGGTGACGGTAAGGCAGTTAAGACTTTATTAGGAACAGCATCTTTTAAAATATATGATGAGGATGAAATCGAAATTATTTCATTAACACAAACAGGACTAACAGCTAACGCAGAGGGTGTATATCAATTAACTCCTACAGACTCATCTGGATTAGATCCATTTGCAAACTATAGAGTAAGAATAGCTATTGTTCATAATAGCGCAACAATAGAATCATATGTGGGGTTACAGCGTGGCGAGTGAAGATTTAGGAAGAAGACCATATGTTTTTATGTCCACTCAAAAGCTTTTAAAGTGCGAGTACATGTATCAACCTCTTTTTATTAACTCTAAAAGAAATATTATTTTAAATGCCTCTAGTGAGGCTATTTACTTTAGAAATAAGCACTATCAATTAAAGAAATTAGCAACTAACTATGTATTAAGAAATGAAGCGCCAAAAAGACTGTTAGGAGAGATGAGATGAATAATATTTTTCTACATTCAAATAATGGATCTTTAACCGATATGACTGAGAAAGTTTTTAGATATCAAGTTGGTACTTATGTTGTTCCAGATGTTACAGCCTCTCAAGACTATATCTATATGGGATCTAGAGCGCCATTTAATCACTATTATTTTGATTTAACGGCTGTTTCTGTAGTCGCTTCTAACACAATAACCGCAGAGTATTGGGATGGAAGAGAGTGGGTTACTTGCTATAGAACCATAGATGATACCTCTGGTTTTACAGAAAATGGCTTCATTACTTTTGTTCCTAATAAGAATAAGTCTTGGAATGTAGAGTCTACAAACGACGGAAACGAGTCAGTGCCAGGCCTTACTACAATTAATATTTACGATATGTACTGGCTTAGAATTAAATTCTCGGTTGATATTCCTCTTGGATTTACTTTAAGATTTATCGGTCAAAAGTTTTCTGACGATTATGACTTATCTAGTGAGTTTCAAAACCTAGTAAGATCTCAGATGCTTCTTGCTTTCGGTGTAGGAAAAACAAACTGGGATGAACAGCACTGTAAAGCTGCAGAAATTATAGTTCAAGACTTAGTTAAATCAGAGGTTATTGATAGTAGTGGTCAGATCTTAGTTAGAGAAGAATTTACTTTAGCTAGCGTTCAAAAAGTAGCGCAGCTTATTTTCAATTCTCTAGGAGACGACTACCTAGACCAAAGAGATAAGGCAGAACAAGAATATAAAAACAGAATGAATAAATCTATTTACAAAGTTGATAAGAATGAAAATGGTCTTTTAGACAAAGGCGAATCAAAGCAACGAGTGGGGTTTATGTCTAGATGAGTAAGATAACTACTGTTTACGATGAATTACTCACAGTCTTAAGTACGATCTTCCCTGAGAAGACACGCATATTTCACGCTTATTCTTTAGAAGATAACCCAGAGCATAATTTAAGAGATGGGTATGGACTTATAAAAGGATCTACAGACAGGGTTGAAAGTGAATTTAAATCATTTACAGACTCTCATGGCTTTGAAGTTATTCTTACAAGAGAGGTTCTTCGCCTAGAGAGTGATGTTGATCCTGTTGACGACGTGCACAGGGCTTTAATAGAAGATGCGTTTGAATTAAGAGAACGTATCTATAGATACGATAAGCTTGGATTACAGACAGAAATTGAGAACACAGAGATATTAACAGTGTCTGGAGTATCTTTGTTTCTTGCTAACAAAAGTAAGTTTGTAAGTATTTCAATTGCATTTAATATTTTAATAAACGAAAATTTTAATTAATAGGGGGCTTTAAATGAGCGAGTTACAAAGGGCATCGGTATTTGCAATAGTAGAGGAAACTACAGTCGGGACTTTAAAGGCTCCTTCTTCAGGAAGTGATTTCGTTCCTTTAAGAGCTGGTTTCTCTCAAACATCTAGTCTTGAAGAGCTTGCAAGTGATGAGCTTGTAAATGATATTGGTGCTACTAAATCTTTAACAGGATTAGAGACAGCAGAAGGATCTCATCCTGCTTATTTAAAACACTCTGAGGTTGAGGGACAGGAACCAGAGATCGGTCTTCTATACGAGTCTGCTTTCGGTGCTAAGACCGTAAATGCTACAGAATACGACGTAGTATCTGGATCTACAGCTGGTACTTCAAGCGCTGCTGCAACTCTTGTTGTAGATACAGGCGAGGGCGCTAACTTTGAAATCGGACAAGCTGTTCTTATTAAAGATGCTACAAACGGTTATAGTATTAGAAACGTTTATGGTATTTCCACAGATACTCTTACTTTAAACTTTAACTTAAGCGCAGCTCCTGCTTCAGGAACTAATTTAGGTAAAGCAATTCTTTATAAACCAGCAGCAAGCGGACACCCAAGCTTCTCAGCATGGGCATACGGCGGAAACGGCGGATATATTCAAGCCGTAGCTGGATGTAAAACATCTGAAATTAACTACACACTAACAGCAGGTCAACAAGCAGAGGTTGAGTTTTCATATGTAGGTGTTGAGACATTTAAAAACCCTGTAGTGATTACAGCTACAACTAAATATATTGATTTCGTAGACACTGGCGGAACAAAAGTAGCGATCCTAACAGAGGGATCTTATAAAAGCCCGATTGCATTTGCAGAGCACGTTGCTTCAGTTATGGACGCAGCTTCTGTGGACACAATCACATGTGTTTATAACTCTTTAACTGGTAAGTATTTAACAGCAGGTGGAGCTACATTCTCTTTATTGTGGAACTCAGGTACTAACACTGCAAATAGTGCAGCTACAAAACTTGGTGACACAACCGCTGCAAATAGAACTGGTGCAACAAACTACACAAGTACAAACGCTATTGATCTCGCAGCTCCTTACACTCCTTCTTACGACAATGCGCAAAACATCGTTGTTAAGAATGCAGAGTTTATGGTTGGTTCTTTCTCAGATAATATTTGCAGAGCAGCTTCTGAAGCAAGAATTAAAGTTGGTATTGAACAAGAAGACGTTACTTCTATCTGTGCTGTTACAGGAAAACAAGAAACACTTCCTACAGCAAGAGAAGTTACTATTGAAGCTGACTTAATTCTTCAACGCTATGAGACACACCTTTTTGATAAGTTTGTTAATAATAAAGATGTAGCTGCAATGGTAAATGCTGGTCAAAACACAAGTGCAGGTAACTGGATTGCAGGAACTTGTTTTAACTTTTACTTACCTCAAGCAACACTTACTCAGCATGAGAACTCTGGCGATACAGTAGTACTTGTAACAGTAACTGCTAAGGGCTATATTTCCGGTACTAAGAAAGACTGCTATAAAAACTTTGTATAAAGGATGTTAGATGCAATATTTAAAAAATGAATCAGAGCATGGAGTAGTAGAATATAGACTTCCAAACGTGCCAGAGGCCTTAGAGCTTTACGCACGCATGGGAGTAAATCCTGCTGATTTTTCTGATTCTAAAAACATGATTAATAATGGCTTTTATTTAACAAGCAAAGTCATTGCAAATATGGGCTTCTTGTTAGGTAAAATAGAATTAAAAGTTGGGGACAGGGCAGTAGTTTCACACGAAGAAATGGTTAAGGAAGTAAAGCTCCTTGGCGTTATGTGTGAAATTGCTGCCAGAATTATTGAGGCAATGAACGGCGGAAGTGAAGAAAAAAAAACGCTTTAAAAGATGCTGCAATAGTTTGGTCTAGTCCTGGTGTGTATGATCAAATTAAAAAAGCAAACCCAAAGTTGATCCAGACAATTGACAGCCTTGGGTTTGTTTTAAAACTAAATAACTTATTAGCAGAGTGTGAAGAATTAGGAATTACAATCAGTAGTGACAAGCTAGATATAGAAACAATAAAGCTGTGCTACATACTAAGAAAGAACTTAAAAGAATTAAATAAATCGAAAGAAGAGAAGAAGTCAGGGGGAAGACGTGGCAGACGATAAACTGATATTCGATATATTAACCGGCCAGAACACCCTCTCTAAAGACTTAAACAGCGTAAAAACATCTGTTGCTTCTGTAGAAAAAAACATAGGCGGACTAAAGAATTCTTTCTCTAGCGCATCTAAAGCAGCTAGCGGTATTGGCGCAGCGTTTAGCGCATTGACTGGGCCTGTAGGTATTGCACTCGTTGCAATAGGTTCTGTTGTAGCTACACTTAATAAGGTTACCTCTGCGGCCTCAGAGCAAGAAGATGCAGTAAATAGATTAAATATCGCACTAAAAGCTAGTGGTGACTTCTCAGAAGAAGCAACAAAAGAACTACAAGATTATGCCTCTGAGCTACAAAAGGTTTCTAGGGTTGGGGACGAAGTAACTCTTTCTAATCTTGCTTTATTAAAATCATTAGCACCGCTTACAAACGAAGGTCTTAAGCAAGCAAATACAGCTGCTGTTAACTTATCTGCAGCTCTTAGAATAGATCTTGAGAGTGCTATTAGACTTGTTGGTAAGGCCGCAAACGGAAACATAGAGGCATTTAAAAGATATGGCGTAGAAATTAAAAAAGGAAAAACAGATGCAGAAACCTTTTCTAATACTCTACAAGAGATTGGTAAGTTTGGTAATGTAGCTGAAAAGGATGTTCAAACATTTTCTGGCTCTATATCTTTACTTGGAAATTCTTTCGGGGAAATATTAGAAGAGCTAGGTAAGTTCGTAACAGAAAATACTACATTAAACTTATCTATAAAAAACTCTGCAATATTCTTTTTAGAGCTAGCAGATTCTATAAAAGATTTTAGACAGTCTATATCTGACGGCACATCTGTTTTTTCTAAATTAAGTGTTGTTGGTGATTTTTTAGAAAGATATTCTCCTGCGGTTAAAGTAATACGTGCTTTAACAAAAGAGACAGAAGAGTTTTCATCTGCAAGTGCTGACTTAAATAATAATTTTCCAGAGTTATTTGGAACCTCAAATACTGACGAATTTACCGCTTCATTATCAAAAGCATCAAGTGCTGTTGGCGATACCTTTAAGCAAGCAAAAAAAGACGGCAAAGATCTTCTTAAGAATACAGGAATTGATCCTGCTGAGTTTGAAAAACAAGCGAAAGAAGCTGTTAAGAAATTAGAAGATGCTTTTAAAAACGTAGGACAAACCCAGTTTGAGATTATTGCAAGAGAGACAGGTGAGCGTGCTGTACAGATTCAAAAGTACGTAAAGGATAGAAAAAAGGCTGACGAGCTAATTTCTTTAAATGCTAAAAAAGCAATTGAAGATGTAGCTAAGGCACAAAAAGATGTAGATGATAAGAGGCAAAAAGATCTACAAGAAAAGATTCAGATTGCCGCTCAAACTCCTTTTAATTTAGCGTTTAAAGATATTGAAGGAATTGAAATAGGTGACGACATAGCACAAGGAATTGCTGCTGGTCTTGGATCTATTTCGAGTATTTTTAAAGGAGCTAGTGGTGCGGCTGATTTAATTTCTGGAGCAGCTGGCGGACTAGCAAATGCAATTGCTCCTGGCCTTGGTGCTGTTGTGTCAGATGTTTTTTCTAAACTATCTGCAGGCCCAGAGGCTGTAAAAGGATTTATAGATTCATTTATTCAGGGAGTACCCTTGATTATAGAAAATATAATCTTAGCTATTCCTCAGATCATTCAGTCCTTTGCAGAGAACGCAGGACCATTAATTCAAAAACTATTTGAGATAATTCCAGAGGCGATAAATCGTTTTATAGAGAGACTTCCAGAGGTGGCTGTTGCTTTAATTAATGGTGCTATTAAAGCCGGTATTACTTTCGCAACTCAAATGCCATTTATTGCTACAAAGCTAGCAATTTCATTTGCAGCACAGGCACCGATGATGGCGATTTCATTTGTTGACGAATTAATTAAGGAAACACCAAGGCTTATTTCTGAAATGATAAAGCAGTTAGGTCAATCTGTTGGTGGAATATTTGGTGGTGGTTCTGGTGGTGGGTTTGGAGATACTCTAAAAACTGTTGCTACATTTGGATTGAGTGATGTCTTCGGATTTGCTGACGGTGGTATTGTGCCTGGTGGAGCTCCTTTTAAAGATCGTGTGCCTGCCTTACTAACTCCTGGTGAGCAAGTAATAGATAAATCTTTAACAGAAAAGCTAGATAGATTTTTATCTTCTGGAAACACAGGACAAGCGCAAAATCTAACTATTAATATTAGTCTTGGCGAAGAGCAACTAGCAAAAGTATTACTTAACTTAAACCGAAATGGTTTCAGGACGGCATAATGAGTTGTTTTAGATTTTTCGATACAAACTTTGTGGATCAAAACATACTAGCAAACTTTGACGTGTCTTCAGAGCAAGCTGCATTTCCTTTAACAAACGCCTTTAACTCTAAGAGAAGGGCAAAGGTTTGGCGCTCTGATGGATACTACGTTGTTACGTCTTCTAATAATGGAATAGTTTTTCGAGAGACAAACGCTGTAGACCTAACAGCAACACTTACACCAGGAACCTATACTAGAACACAATTTTTATCAGAAATTAAAAACGCTCTTGAGCTAGTTGGTTCATCAACCTATACTGTTACGCTAAATTCTAATCTTAAAACAAGTATTGTAAGCAATGGAGCAGGTGGTGGTGGAATATTTCAGCTTGTGTTTGATGACGTTTTATCTACTTCTTACTCTTTACTTGGTTTCGACGCCGTTGAACTAACAGGATCTCTTACTTATATTTCTGACTCTATTAATATAATGAGTGAACAGTGGATTCTTTTTGATCTTGGAATCGACTCTAATCCTACTGGCTTCATGATGATTGACGCTAGAAATAGACCTATTACGATTTCCCCTACAGCTACAGTTCTGCTACAAGGAAATCATACAAACGTATGGACTAGCCCAGTATATTCTCAGCAGCTTACATACAACGATAATATTTTACAGATTTTAAATAAGGACGGTATTGCAGATGAAGCGTTACGCTATTGGAGAGTTAAATTCATTGACCAGAATCCGTTTGGTTATATTCAAGTTGGCGCATTTTATCTTGGTGGGCACTATGAGACAACTAGAGGCGCTCCTCAATTTCCTTTTAGAAATGAGCCGATTGATAGAACAGAAACCATTTACTCAGAAGGCGGTCAAACGTTCTCTGAAATCAAGCCGAAAACAGAAAAATTTACAACCGAATGGTTCGCTTTAACTGTAGATGAAAAGGAAAGATTTGAACTTATATTCGATCAGTTCGGATTAGGGGTTCCTTTCTTTATTTCTTTTGACTCTGTTGGGGCGTTTTCTTCAGAGGTTCCTTACTATATTAGATATGTGAAGTTTTCTAATGAGCCTAGCTTTGAGTTAGTTCGTCCTGGAATCTATAGAACTACTACTACTTTTGAGGAGCAACTCTAATGTGGAAGGTATACGGAAACGTACTAAGCACTTCCGATATAAGCGGAACAGATAAGTCTCAAGCAATGAAGATAAAAATGAACTCAAACTCTATTGTTAAGGCAATTAGAACCTGGTTTGTTGTTTATAATGCGCCTGTTTTTACAGAACTTAGACTGAGGATTTACGAAGACCAGGGTGGGGTTGCAGGAAAACTTATTGCAACAAGCACAAACTTCTTTACTCCAGCAGACCTATATACAGATGATTATGGTCACAAGGGCGTTTATTTTGAGTTTGCAGATATAGCGCTTAAATCAACGCCATATTATCATATTCTGCCATATGCTACTGGATACACAGGAAACGACTCAACTCATCTTGCATGGTCAAAAGCATTTCCTGATCCAGAGTATAGAACAGGATTATCTTTAACATACGAAGCAATGCACGCAATGCCATATAGGCTTGCTATTGTTGGAGCGGAGCTTTAATGGCTTATGCTTCTTTACTAGAAGAAGAAACGGTAACATCAAACTACTTGGCGGTTCTTAAACCTAGAAGAAGAGTAACTGGTTTTACTTTATTTTCTGGTAGTGTTTATGTTGCTGATTTTGATTTCTATGGAGAGGTGACTAGATGCTGGGAAGATGACTTAGAGCTATCTCTAGGAACATCGTCTTCATTAAGCGCTGATCAGTTTTATTATGATTTTGCAGAAAAGAAACTGTATGTAAGATTAAATCCAAGCGCAGATCCTGACTTAATAAATCTAATCGCAGAGTTTGAAATCTATTGTGGAACTATAGACGCTCATTTTTATAGAGATCCAAAAGACAACACAACTCGAGTTGTATATTTTGAGCCGATCATAAATAAGTCTCCTGTATTTAAGAAATCATCTACAGATTCTTTATCAGGATTTAACCCAGTTCAAACATCTAGTATTTCTTTAATAAACGCAGAGCATATTTTTGAAAAGTGTCTATATGATTCTAGTTTTGTAAATGCGTCTATTGATGTTTATCACTGGCTAGATGATCTAGAGGTAGTAAATATTAAGAGAGTTTTAAATGGATACATGCAAAATGTTTCTATAGATAACTCTATTATTAATATAAAAGTTTTTGATGGAATCGATATCTTATCAAACGAGCATCGTCATTCTATTGGTAGTAACTTTTATGACTCTACTACGTTTCCTACCCTAAATCCGCAGTACATAGGTAAGCCTATAAGAAAGGTCTATGGCTTTGTAGATGGGTTTATTCCTGTAAATTCTGAGTATGTAGATGAGTCTCCAATAAACACAGACAATAGAACTTGGATTGTAACAAGCGGCCAGGATGGGCTCTCTGATGTTACTAAAACAGTAATCGCATCCCCAAGTTCTACTACAACAAGAACTTACTTAAATAGTGTCACTGGTCTTCAGGTGGGTGATACCGTATGGTTTGATAAAGCAACAGATGATTATGGGATTATAGAGGCAGTTGGCGCTAACTATATTGATCACTCTGCAATAGGCGTAGCTGCAACAACAGGCGAGCTAGTAAAAAGAGCATTTGTTCCACGTGTAACAATTGTGCAAAACGATGTTGAGTATGTTGCGCTATATAAAAGAGACTATACGGTTTCAAATTTACTTCCAGGGGAAACCTCGGGATTTATTTTTGATATAAATCTAGAAACTAATCTTTCAATGCCAGAGGCCTTGAATGCAAATGATCAAGTTTTTTGTCGTGTGTACGGAAGAGTAAATGACATAACTTTAGGTGGGCCTGCATATGGGGCCGATGATTCTCGAACTCTTTCAATGATGCACCCAGCTCAAGTTGTTTTAGATTTCTTAAAAAATGGCTTGGGATTTTCTGATTCTGAAATTGACTCTACAAGCTTTACTGATGCGCTAACAGATATTTCAAGCGGGGTTGGTTTTGCTATTCCTGAATCTAATTCTGACTCATCGTTTCCGAAATATAGAGATATTCTGGGCGATATATTAAAGGGCTGTTTTGCTAAACTAATCGTTAATAATGACGGGAAATGGGCACTAAGTGTGCGAAAACCACTAGGATCTGTAACAAAAACCATCGCAGATGATGAGATATTGTACAAATCAATTAGCTTTGATTTTCAGTTTGATGAGATCTACTCAGAAATAATTGTGCAATATGCAAAAGAAGAGTCTAGTTTTTCTTCTCAAAACCAAGAAACATACGCTCAAGTTGTGGCTACAAGTGACACAGCAAAATATCTTCACAAGGTTAGTAAATCAAAAACAGAAACATCTCTATGGGCATTTCTTAGCGAGGCTAACGAGATGGCCACAAGGCTCTCTTATGTTTTTGGAGACAGATCAGGAACCGTTTCACTTCAAACTAAGAATAGGTTTTTTGATACCGAACTTGGCGACAACATAGAAATTGAAAGAACTAGCGTGCCTGGTTTTGAATACGACGGCGAAACTTCATATAATCGTGAGCTTCTCACAATAGAAATAGAAAAATCTAAACAAACAATTACAATAAAACTAGATGACCAGAAAGGCATCGAAGATAATGCAGGGGGTTGGTAATGGGTAAAATAAGAGAATATCAATTTGTAACAGGAATAGAAACATCTACTATTCCAGATCCAGGAACACCTTCCGCAGCTAATGACACAATCTCTCTAGGATTCTTAAACAAGAAATCAAATTGGGCAGCTCCAGTAGCAAGCTATGCCGCAATGCGAGCGCTAGACACAGACAATAGATCTGATAATCAAATGAGAATTGTAGATTTAAACCCATTTGAGCTTTGGAAGTTTGACGGATCGTCTACAGATACAGATGATGGCGCTACTGTTTTACTTCCTGATGATTTAACAGGAGCTGATCCTGGTAGATGGCTTGTGCTTCCATCTGGCGGAAGCTCTACTAACGACAATATAACTATTACCTCAAATAGCGCAGTAGCAACGCTTGTAGCGGGGGAAAATATTGCTCAAAATGATGCAGTTTGCTTAGATTTTTCTAGCGGAGTCTATAAGGTTTATAAGGCAACATCAGGAACTGGTAGTAGGAAAAATAGCAGAATAGGACTAGCTACAGCTTCTGCAACCTCTGGCTCTCTAGTTACTGTTATGACTTATGGATTCTTAAGTGGGCTCTCTAGCTTAGTTGTAGGAAATCTTTATTATGTGGGGTCTACAGCTGGATCTATCACTGCGAATCCAACTGACTTCAATCCTGCAATCGTAGGGCAAGCAATTTCTACTACTGTTTTATTTGTAGATAGAAACATTGATGAAAATTCTACATTTGCCTTACCGCTTCTTTTCGTAAGAGCGCTAGGTGGAACAACTGGTGTAACAAAATCAAATGGCGTTAACACTGTAGAGCATTTTAATTTTACATCTTGGTCTGCAGGCACTGCTGATACGACTGCAAGAATGGGAATTCAATTAGGTGAGGCTGTATTAAATAGCACCTTGATTGCTATTGATGCGGTTGATACCTCTAACGCAGTTTTGAATTCTACAAGACACTATAATAAAAGTGCGTGGTCTGCAGGAACGAATAGAACAACTGCAAGATGGTCTGGCGGTATTACTTTATATAATGGTCTTCTTTATGTTTACGGCGGCTCAACAACTAACGCCACATCAGGCGGAACAGATGTGATTGATTCTTACAACGGATCTTCCTGGACTCACACAGTGGCAACGGGCATTACTGTGGGTGGTTCTAAAGCGGGATTTACTCAAGGTGGTCTTGCTCACTGGGCTGCGGGATTAGCTACTGGCGGCGGCGGTCAAACAAACCATATTACATATAATGGTGTAGCTACTAGCACATTGACTGACAACCCTGTAGCAACACTTGGCTGTGCTGGCATGACCTCTCCTTCTAATAAAGGGATGATTGGTAACGGTCCCTCTAATACAGGCGTTAGCAATACTTACGAGTGGAATGGATCAGCATGGGGATCATCCATTGCGATTGGTTATACAGTAACAGGAGATAACTCTCTTGGCCTTTTTGGAGGCCAAGGATTTACCTCTAATACAAACGCTTGTTATATAAACGCTGGCGGAAATGGAAACACTACCTCCACAAACGCTACTGCAAAATTTAACGGCACGTCATTTTCAAGTGACACAAGCTCCACAAACTCTATTGCTGGACCATGTAGCGGTATTTTTTAAAGGATATTTATGAGTGAATTTAACACAATTATGAAGATTCTAGACTCTGAAGAAGTTCAAGATTCAAAGTCTGTTAGAGATCTAATCGGTACAGAGCTTTATTTTGGGCAATCAAACTGGGTCTGTGAATACGGAACACTCTCAGATGGGCATGAAAAAATAACACCGTCTCAGAGATATTATCAGTCTCTAAAAGAGATCTATGCAATTAGTAACTCTCTTATTTTATCTAGAGCAGACGCACTTGAAGCACAAGCTGAGCTATTAGATGCTGAAGACTTTTTAAAAATAGCCATAAGCACTGGGGTAGAAAAAGATCTATTTAAAGCAGAGGCAAAGATCTTAAGAGCAAAACAAAAACTAATGAGTGCAGAAGACAGAGTAAAAGATCAGCTTAGAATTCTAAATGCATATCAAAAAGTTAGAAAAGAATTAGAAAATAAAGTTAGGGAAAAATATCCCCTTGGAATTGAGCAAGCAGAGCAAGACAACTGGATTGCTGTTTACGAATACAGAATGCTTAAGGAAAAAACACCTGGGATTTCTAGACAACAAACTGACAATATTCCACTAAGCCCAATAGCAAAAGCACAGCTAGGATTTAAACACGGAAGGCTAGACTCTATTGCGCCTCTAGCAATTACAGACAGGGAGTCTTGCGAAAGATTAGAGAATATAATTAAAATTGAACAATCAAAGTAGTAACAATAAAGGGAGCGTTATGGTTAGTGACTTTGAAATATATGCAATAGTTTTTGTCTCAATGCTTTTTGGCTTCTTTTTAGGCGTTTTTAACTAGGAAATATTGTGGACTTTAAAAAAGCAAAAGACACTCTATTAATCTCTCTAATATCTACAGTAGCTATCTATGCTGGAAACAAAATCGGATCAGCATCAGATTCTATTATAGAGCTAAATCAAAGCGTAAAATTATTAATAGAAAGGTCGGAGTCACATAAGATTAGAATAGAAAGAATAGAAAACACACTGTTTGGAGACAGGTTTTTTAGTTTAAAGCCTAAAATTAAAAACTATGAGTAAAATAGACTGGGCAAAAAGACTTCCATTAGAAACTATTAAGCAGATTTCTTTAGAGCATAGTCTTGATTACAGATTAGTAGCAGCAATATGCATGAAAGAATCTAGCGGCAACTCTTTTGCAACACGCTTTGAGCCCAATTATAAATGGGTTTATAAAGTAAACGAACTAACCGCAAGTGTTGGTTGTACTGCAAATACAATGATGGTTATGCAGATGACCTCTTGGGGCTTGATGCAAGTGATGGGTGCAGTGGCGTATGAGCTTCAATTTCCAGCAAAGCAATATTGCTCGCAGCTAGTTCTTCCACATGTGGGTATCTTATACGGTTGTAAACTTCTAAATAGGTTATGGAGTAAGCATAGTACTATTGAAAAGGTCGTTGCTTCATACAACGCAGGAAATCCAGAGAAGTATTTAAATGGGGAAGAGAAGGCGAAGAAGTATGTTGATACTGTGCTTGGCTACATGGTTGAAGTGCCATGATAGAGTCTATTTGTGGCGGCCACGGATGGGGTGAGTTGGTTGTGCTCATGGTTGTGTTAGGACTAGAGTTCTATTTAGGAAAAACACGCCACGTTAAATCTAGTTCTATTTTAGAGTTATTGATTACTTTAGCTATTCTATGTTTTACTTTTATTTTAAAAAGGGGAAATAAAAATGAATGAAAAAAAAGGTGTAAAGGAATTACTTGATGTTGTCGATTGCGGTATTGCTTTGGTTAATTGCGGTCTTCTTGTATCTAAGGACAAGAAAATATCTCTAGATGATCTTCCTCATGTATTAGCAGTGGTGCCAAAACTAGTACCCGCTATTGAAGGCGTGAAAGAAATCGGCGATGAGCTAAAAGATCTAGATTCTGCTGAAGCTGCCGAAGTGGTTACTCACGTTGCTACAAGTCTTGCTGTAGAAAACGAAAAAGCAAAAGCAGTGATTGCCGCAAGCTTAAAATCTGTTCTAGCCGTGAAAGATCTTGTTGAAGCTGTAGTAGCTTTGAAGAAATAATATGTGGTCTGGAATAAAATCATTTCTAGTTGCGTTGCCTGAGTTACTTAAGTTAGTAAACCGCATAGGCAATGCGATTGATACTGCGAAAAGAAATGGTCTATGGAAAGACATCGAGGAAACTCTAGATGCTACTGAAAAAGCAAAAACTACAGAAGAGCGCATTGCGGCTGCACGTCGCATCACTTCTATTATCGGTCGCATTGGTAGTTAGTGGGTGTAAGCACGGGCCTCAAATCGAGGCCTGTGTTTTAAACGGCAACACTGAGCTACCCGGCGCCTCTTGTAGCTATAAGAAAAACTCTTATGAAAAGCCTGTAGATTCTCTAGAAGGATATATCTGTTTTTCCTCAAGTGATATGGAGCGCTTTTTAAAGGGTTGTCATGATAGAGCGCCTGCACTTGTTACCACTTGCTTAGTAGATTCAGAAAATACGCAGCTAGTTTGTGCAGACGACTCAACTGATTTTATTTTATCTTGGCAAGATGCGATAAATTATATCTGCACAAACAATAATCATTTAGAGCGGCTTCTTAAGTATTGTTTCCGCTAGTATCCATTAAGCCTACAAGCTTCACATAGACACATATCCACTTCTTTCACAGAGATTTCTTCAGGATCATCTAGACAGAATTGTTTTCCGCAATCATCGCAAATAGCCTTACACTCGTCACATTTGTGGGTATCAAATTGCTTATATGGGTTTTGTTTTGGTGACAAAAAATCATCACTCATAAAATCCCTCTACTATTTTTCTTATATATTCAGATACACTCATCTTTTCTTTTTTACTGGCTGCAATAATTTTCTTATAAATAGATTCTTTAGTTCTAAATGTAACTAGTTTAGTTCTTCTCTCGTCTTTTTTTATCTTCATTATAATCTCCCCATCTTTTTTAAGATTAAATTGAGTATGCGTATTTCTGATTTTATTTCTGATGGTTTTATTATTCCTACACCAAGAATTTTCTTCATTTTCTTCTCTACAACAAGCTGTGCATTAAGATCATCAAGTTGTGTGCATATAGCGCTCACTATTGCGTCTTCCTCATCTATTGTTAGTTTAATTATTTTTATCTTCATATATTACTCCATAGGATCATAAAAATCATCTGGAATAGCGGCAAATTCTTCTGAATCTAGCGTGCAAAAATACTTTGTGCAATCCTCACAAATAACTCGACAGCTATCGTCACATTTATGAACATCGAACTGCGTATATGGGCTAGAGCTAGGCCCAATTAAATCATTCATATTTACTTAAGAACCTTTTTAAGGATTAGATTTATGGCTTCAGATCTATTTACTTTATTTTCTTGGCATACAACTAGAAGCTTTTCATATAGGTCTTGCTCTAATCTTGAAGACACAGTGATGTATTTGATCTTCTTTTTTTCTTTAGTGAGTTTCAATTTCATGACCCCTTTTTTACACTTAAAATAGTGCGTAAGTCTTCGTCTAAGTTAATTTTCATAAACATTTTTGCAAGAGACTCTAGGCGTTTTCTTCTTCTGTTAATTTTTTTATCGTTTTTATATATAGATAAAAGGCAATTATTTCTAGCAACCTGTATTAACTTGCGGAGTCTTTCTAGCTTATTTAAAACATCCATAATTACTCCCTATACATATATAATACTAAATATTTACGTTTTTGTAAATAAGAATATATTGTATATATATCAAGTACTTATAAAAGCTTATTAACTATTTCAATAGCCACTCTTTGCATCATTAGGGGTGGTACGCTCATGCCACATACGTATCGTACTTCTGTATTTAAGAAATTATAATCTTCAGGAAAACTCTGTATTCGTCTTTGAGCTGCGTCACTTATGTGCGCTGGTTTATCGGGGCATAATTGAGTTGGTCCACTAATCGCTGTGTTTGCGACTTTGTTCATTGATAGTTTTGACCATGTAAACATATTGCCATTTTCATGTCCTTCTGTTAGGGACTTGCCTGGAGTTGTTTTTTTCCAAACAATTTCTGCTCTTTCTGTTAGAGCTTTACCTACGTGATCAATGCCAGAAATAGCTTCTTTAAAAGTTATTTGTTTTTCATTAAAAAACGGATTTATTTTTTCTATATTTAAATCTGATCTTCTCGCTATAAAAAACGTTCTCTCTCTTGCTTGAGGAACACCCATTTTAGATGCGTTAAATAAAAATAGTTGAGTTTCATATCCTGCTTTTTTAAATTCTTGAAATATCTCTTTTACATAACCTCTGGCATTCCCAGCAATTAAACCCTTTACGTTTTCGGCAACTACTATTTTTGGTCGAAGTAGTTTTGCTACATCAATAAAATGAAAAAATAGATCGTCTAAAACCTGTAAAGCTTGTCCTTCTCTAAATTTCTTTTCAACACCCCAGGCTTTTTCTCTACTACCGGCCATTGAAAAACTAGAACATGGTGGGCTTCCATCTAATACATCTAAATTAAATAGCTCTTCTGGAATATCTTTTTTAGGTATGTTTTTAAAATCTTGGACACCCATTAAATAAGAATATTTTGGGTTATGATTAGTTTTATAAAGTTTCATCATTTCCGGGTCTATTTCTACCCCACCAAGAACGTCAAACCCAGCGAGTTTATAACCCATAGTAGAACCGCCGCCACAATGAAAGCAGCTAAATACTTTTAGACCATGCTTAGGGCTTCCTATTTTGCCTTCTTTTAGGTCTTTTAAAGTCCATGGGCCAGTTACTAGTTTAGGCAGTTCCATCAATCAAATCCAAAACCACAACGAGGACAGTTATGTTGAAAAACACTAAACTCATCCTCAGCATATTCTTTTGACCCGATGGCTTCTTTTTTATTTGACGATCCGGTAACTAAATCATGAAAATATTCAGCACCAAAAGATGGGATATTTAAATTTGGTAACTCAAAATCGGCAGCAAGAGACCCCATATCAATTTCTTTATCAATCATAAACTCATAAAGACCTTGTCCCTCAATCTTTCCATATTGGCTAATGAGCTGTAATAGCTTATCTGCCGCTTCTTTTAATGTATCTGCATAGATTCTTACGATTGGGATTAGAGGTATTTTATATCCCTCATGTTCCATCTCTTTTAGGGTATATAGCCTTTGATGTCCGTCTAAGCATTTTAGCTGACCTTCATGTTCCCATATAAATACTGGAACAAAAAAGCCTTCTTTAAGAATAGATTTTTTAAGTTTAGAAAATGACTCTTTTGATAAACTTTTTAGATTGCCCTGTGTTGGAATAATAGATGAATAATTAACTCTGTCAGAAATGTTACACTTAATTAGAATTTCTTGCATAAAAAGAAACTAACACAAAAAAACAACAGAACAATTAAGTAAAGAAAAAACGATATTGTTAACTTTTCTTAACAATCCAGCCAATAAAAAAGCCCGATTTCTTTGTTTACACATTGATTTCGGGCTCGTATATTCGTTCTGCGATGAAGAAATATGAGCAGAGCATATAGATTTTTTTCTACCCTGTAAATATTTCTTTTAAGCAAAATACACGCAGCATTTAGGCGATACATCTAGGGGTAGTTAATGGGTGAAGAAAGCCACATCTTTAAAGTCAAAGTATTAAATTGGTCGAAAATAAACAACAAAAGAAAAGATGTAAAACTAAGCACATGGTTCAAGCTTAAGCATGACTTTTTTGATGATGAAAAAATGTTTGATTTAACGCACGAAGAAAAGCTTTTTTGGATCTATATTTTATGTGAGTGCAGCAAACAGACACATTCACCAGAAAGCGATAATTGGATCACCGTAAACGCAAAAAAGGCTCACCGTACAGCAGATTTTCCAGAAAAAAGCATTCACCGTATGTTAAATAAATTTCAACAATTACAAATAGTTGAAATTCGCACGTTACGTGGACGTTACGTGGACGTTACGCTAGACAAAGAACAGAATAGAATAGAAGAGAGTAGAATAGAAGAGAGTAGAATAGAAAATACTAGTTCCGAGGGGGGTGCTAAAGCACCGCCACCTCGAGCCGACAAAGAGCTTAACGCTGTTACTTGGAAGGCTTACGAAACTGCATACTTTAACCGTTACAAAACTGAACCAGTCAGAAATGCTACCGTTAATGGGCAGATATCAAATCTCGTTAAAAGGCTAGGCAAAGAGGCACCTGATGTTGTCAGGTATTATGTAGAGCAAGATCGGCCTTTTTATAATCAATCTTGCCATCCAGTTGGTTTGTGTCTTAAAGACGCCGAAGCGCTTAGAACTCAGTGGGCAACGGGTCATACTAACCCTGTTCACAAAAACAAAGCAGAGTTATTGGCGGAGCGTGCAAAACGACAAATAGAAATGATTGACCGGGGGGAATTATGAGCGAAAAACTTTCACAGATAAAAAAAATTCTTGTTGCTCTTGGTGTTTATTACAACAAAGAACTAAGCTCCGAGCTTTTCGAAATGTATGCTGAAGATCTTGAGGATTTATCTCTTGAAGAGATTTTGCTAGCTGTAAAATTAATTCGTAAAGACCCATCCAAAAGATTTTTCCCGTTACCAGCCGAGATTCGTGAAAAGGTTTTAGGGAATGAACAACAAGAAGCAGTAAATGCTGCTGGAAGGATTGTTGAGGCAATGGCTAAATACGGTTACACAAATCCCAAGAAAGCAAAAGAATATATGGGCGATCTTTCATGGGCTATTGTTAAACGAGAGGGCGGCTGGCAATCCCTTTGTGAAAGAACAAAAAACGATGAGCTGCCCATTTTAAAAGCTCAATGGCGAGAAATGGCAAAAGCAATTAAAATTGAAAATATAAATAAATCTAGTTTATTAACTCAAATAAGAAAAGAATACCTACAAGAAATTAAGGGCGAATGGGTTGGCGAGAAATAATAAAATGAAAGCATACGTACTAGTAACTAAAGAAGAATTCGAAAGAGAGACAGAAGGATATGAAAGAATGCAATCCCTCTCAGTGTCAGGAGTGCTAACTCAGCAAGAGTTTTATAAACATGGGGATAAGATAGGTGTTATTTATTTCCTTGGTAGTGATAAGGAATATAAGGTTTTAAGGAGTGTTGAGAAATGAGAGAAGGTTTTGTAAAAGTAAATATAATTGACTTTAATACCTATGTTATAAATAACACACACAAAACATATAATGTTGAGGATGTTAACTTAGATCAAGAAACGATCACAGAATTCTATAATAAAGATGGAATTTTAATAGGCATAATGCGATATGGTTTAATTAAAGAAACCGAATATTTAATCTTAAAAGAAATAAAAGAAAGAATTCCACATAAGATTTTATCTAAAAATGATATCTTAACGTTAAGAGAAGTATTGGGACTAATGAAAGATATAGATTATTTAGGTCATAAATTATATGATCATCAAAAATCTTTCTTATACGAAATAAGCGATCGAGCGTTAGATTCTTTAATTAAAGAGTTAAGCTAGATAGACTCTTTTAAGGAGCGCAGAGAAATGAAGTCTTCAATAAAAGCAGAAGCCATTAGAAGAAAAAAATTAAAAAGAGAATATAAATATATTCAAAGAAAAAAACAAGAAATTGCAAGTCTAGGTAAAACTACATCTTTAAAAGATCTTAATAATCTCTTTAAAGACATATATACTGTTTTTGTTTGCTTCACTGCAAAAGAGCGCATCGAATACAACCTTATTAAAAGATATGAAAACAAACTAGATCTAAAGCACTTAAATAGAAAAACTGAGCTATACAATATTGCAAAAGAAAGATCTAAATCAGAGGACAGCCCCCTTTCTAGGTTAATTAAGGAAAAATCGTTGATATCTAAGATCCCAAAGTTAAAGGGTAATAACTATGTTCAACCCGTGGTAATTGGAAAAAGTAAAACTTATAAGCCATAAAAACCATATTCAAACGGATAATTATCTGCGCTAATTCTTGTAATGAAATTAAAAACACAGATAATACCTGAAAAAGTAATTCAAGATCAAATTTTGTATTATCTCCGCATGCGTGGTTTGTTTGTTTGGCAGAATAAGTCTCAAGGTACGTTTGATCCAGTCGCTAGGCAATTTCGTAAGCCTGGCCAGTTTCATTTAAACGGCGTACCAGATATCTTAGGTATACTCCCAGACGGTAAATTCTTAGGCATAGAGGTTAAGTCATCTATAGGGAGGCTCTCCCCACCTCAGAAAGAGTTTATAACAAAGGCAAACGCTAGCCCTTGTGTGGTCTTCATGGCTAGAAGCCTGGAAGAAGTAATAAGCCACTTGAAAAAGTTAGGATATTTGTAAAATAAATATTTACATATTGTTTAAGCAACTATAGTTAGGTCTTCACTCGTTACGTTTAAGAAGAAATATTTGATAAGCTACCCTGATTATTTAAGCCCTCCACGACCTTTTTAAAATGTAACGAGTTTTAAGAAATCCCACGCTTAAGTAGTCAGGGTTTTTATTTAGGGGAATTATGGAGAAGAAAAGCTTAATAGCAATGACAATAGAAACAAACGCATTAGAGGCGCTTATTCAATCTAGTGAGGGTGAGATCACTCCAGAGCTAGATATTATCTTAACAGAGTTATCTAGAGACATGGAAACAAAGACCGATAAGATTGGCTTTTTTATTAAAAAACTAGAGTCTCATGTTTCTTTCTTAAAAGATCAGTCAAAAGTATTTAGCGGTGCTGCTAAAAAAACTGACAATCTAATTTTAAGAATTAAAGATATGGTTAAGTACTCCTTAGAGATTAGCTCTAAGAAAGAACTAGTAGGTGACAACTATAAGTTCTCTCTACAGAAAACAAAACCAGTTCTTGAAATAGATCAAGATAAGCTTCTTGCAATGTACTGGAAAGAAATCGTAACACGAGAGCCAGACCGTGAGCTTATTCTAGCTAGACTAGAGCAAGGCGAGAAGATTGACGGCGTTACTTTGAAAGAAAACACAGCGCTTTATTTACGCACAGGAGTTATGAAATGAATAAGTCTGAAAACATAAGCGAGTTAGCTAAAGCACTATCGGTAGCTCAATCTCAAGTAAAGTCAGCTGAGCTAAACGCCGTTAACCCATATTTCAATAACTCAAGATACGCAGACCTTGCAGCCATATGGGATGTGTGTAGAGAGCCGCTAAGTAAAAATGGATTATGCATTATTCTAGGAGCAGAGACCGATGAAAAGGAGTTTGTTCTAGTGACAACAATGCTTACACATATATCTGGTCAGTGGGTTGAATCTAAGCTTGCAATGAAACCAAAAGATCTAAGCCCCCAAGCAGTTGGGTCAGCTATTACATATGGTCGCAGATACTTACTAGCTTCCATGGTCGGAGTAGTCGCAGAAGACGATGATGATGGAAATACAGCTCAGGGGAATAAGACAGCTGCCAAGAAAACAGGCCCAGCTCAACCTGAGCAGCGTGTTAATAAAGAAGTTGACACCAAACCTAGAACCTTAACTCCCGAGATCCTTAAACCGGAAGCAGGAAAGAAATGGGTAGCCACAGAAAAGCAAATCACTAGGCTTAAAACTATAGCGCATCACTCAGGTTATACGGCAGACCTAGCCGTTGAGATCATGCGTAAGAAATGGGGAGTCACTAGCTCTACTGCTTTAAATAAAGAACAGTACGATGAGTTTTGCTCTTACATGGAAGCTAATCCAGTGAGGTCAGTAGAAACTAAAGATCAAGAAACTATGGAGATGTTAGACTAATGGATAGATGTAATTTTTGCGGAAAAGAAAAAAACAATAAAAAAACAAAATATTGTACGCCCGCCTGTAAAAGAAAAAAAGAACTCGAGTTAAGACGAATTAAATACAGAGTGAATGCTGACTACAGAAATTCAGAGCTTCAAAGAATCAGGGAAGAATATAATAACTTATCAGAAGAAAATAAAAAAAAAGAAAACAAAAAAAACAGGCATGGGAAAAAGCAAATAGAATCAGAAGAAGAAAATTATGGTTTCTGTGGTATTGCAAAAATAGAACTAAAGAAAATTCAAACTCCGAACGAAGAAAAAGAAAAAGAGACCCCTCTCGTGGACTTATCAAATATGCACGAGAGTATAAAAACGGGAATATTACAATCGGAGAGTTACTTGAAAAATGCCACAGAGCAAATGTTATCATTTCTAAATGGTCTTCACGATAGGCACAAAGAAACAGAAAATAATCACATTAACACGCACGCCATAAATACTGCTGTCGGTTGTGTTAATCAAATTCAAAAACTAATGAGGGTTAGGCTTGATACAGCTAAAATGATTTTTCAATATAGTAATAAAAAAATAGAAAATTAAAGGAAAAACAATGGGGGACGTTAAAGAATCGGGCTTAAATACAGCAGAGCATATTAACTCGCGTGATCAATACTGTGGCGCCGCTAGAGATGGGTTTAAGCCAACAAAATGTAAGAAGTGCATCGAGTTAAAGAAAAAAACAAAGAGCTGCTTAACTTGTGAAAGAAAATTCATACCCGGATGCGGGGCTCAGTTTATCTGTAAGTATTGCATGTATAGAGGGGCTTAAAATGAAAGACATCATAGAAAGTACAGTCATCATACTTTGTGGAAGCTTAGCTATCGGATTACTCACACTTATTTTATCAATCACTATAGAGGGCTTAAGTATGACTTATGTGAAGATTAAAAGAGGGAAGAGATGAAGTTTTGCAAAGATTGTAGGTGGAGTAACATGGATTTTTTTTACCCAAAAACTTTCTCTAAATGTAACAACAACAAAGTTAAATATTACTTTACAGATTCGGTAACTGGCAAAACATCTGCAACAAAAGAATACTGCAACATACAAAGATCTAGTAAGTTTGTATTACTGGGCACTTGCGGCCCTGAAGCAAAATATTTCGAACCAAGAAAAACATTTATAGAAAGATTAAAGGAGTGGTTTAAGTGAAAACAAAGGAGAAACAAATGCAAAAGAAGAAACATAAAATGGCAGGAAAAAATGTAATTGTAAGAGCTAATGTAGCAGGTGTCCATGCTGGCACTGTAGAATCAGTTGAGGGTGACACAGTGATTTTAGTTAAAGCTAGAAGATTATGGCGAGTGTATACAAGAGATAAATCAGGTTCTATTAGCGATGTTGCAGCAAATGGATTGAAAGAAAATGCGGAGCATTCAATCGGCGCTCTTTTGCCCAGAGTTTGCATTATAAATCCTCAAGGTTTTGAATTAGCAGAAATGACAGATATAGCTCACCAATCTGTAATGGGTTATCAAACAAAATGAGTGGCGTAATTATCGGCAGCGGCGACGGCAACGGCTACGTCAACGGCAGCGGCAACGGCAACGGCAGCGGCGACGGCTACGGCAGCGTCAACGGCAGCGGCAGCGGCTACGGCTACGGCTACGGCTACGGCGACGGCTACGGCAGGTTAACATGATAAAAACTATTTATAGAGACGGAATAGAAGGAAAAATAAACGGTAAAGTAAAAGTTAGAACTACTTCTGATAATCACACGGTAGAATCCTGGGTTGATGAAAATGGTAAGAAGGTTTACTTTGCAAATCTATATAATAGCGTTTACTGCGCACACGGCGAAACTATGGCCGAAGCAATTAGTGCAGCTATTTGGAAAGACCCACAGAGACGCCCAAGTATTGACGCATTAAAGGAAGAAATTAAGGTTAATATAGAAACCTACAAGATAAGCTTAAATGAATTTCGTTTATTAACTGGTGCATGCGAGTACGGTTGTAAAGAGTTTATTAAGCAACATAATTTAACTTCATCAGTGAAACTTACTCTAAAAGAGTTCCTGCCAATCGGTGGCGAATGGGCAATTAGATTGCAAAAGATATTAGAGGAGTGAGGAGTTATGATCCCAGAAGATTACTTAACAGAGTTTCCGTGTAGCTATCAACCAGCCACAATAAAGACCCACGCTCACGATGGGTGCGGGTATTTGGAGGAATTGTGATCTTATGCAAATTTTGTAATATGCGAGAAGTTGTAACGTCTTGCCCTAGCTGCAAAAAATGGGTTTGTTTTTTCTGTGCAAAATCTCATAGGTGCACACCATGAATGAACCCAGAACAAGAAATATTGGAGAATGAGATGAAAATGCCGCAAATTCCTGAGATACCAACTTTAAAAGTAACCATATTTGAAAACATAGGTGAAGCATCCATGTGCTGGGATGCGCCACCAAGCGGTATTTTTGATTCTAGTAGAGCTGAAAAATTAGCGAAAGAATTAGTTTCACAGGTAACTGAAATTCATACCCTAGCCACACGCCAGCAAAAAGCTATTGAGATTCTATACAGAGAAATAGACTACGCCGGACAATTTACCTTAGATGAAATGGAGTATGAAGATGTTGGGGAATTTCACAATAAACTTGCTGAGGTTTTTATGCACGTAAAACACGGCTTACGTAGCGCAAAAAAAGAAGCGCAAAAGATTTTAAATGGAGATGAGAAATGAAAAGACTTACAGCAATTATAATCTATTTCCCTGCATTGATGTTTTGGGTTCCATTTGTAATCACATGGAAGTTGGCAAATAAAGTATGTGAATTCCCGGGATCGCATTACTGGCGCTGGTTAGGAGTAGAGGCATTATGCTTTAAATTAAGGGGTAATTATGAAAAAACCATTTGAGGTTGGAATGGAAGTTTTTGCTACTGGATATGCTAGAGATTTTTACGATAACGGTTTTTATATGACAGAAAAAGAAAAGGGAACTATCCAACATATAAATGCATCTGGCCTTATTAAGGTCTCAAGTAAAGAGAGAACGTTTTGGATTCACGAAAGAAACCTGCGGCATATAAAGAAGAAAGAGAAGAAGGATAGGCTTTTTGTTAGTCATGAACACTATAAGGCTGCCCACACTGTGTATTGTACTAAAGTAGAGCCGTCCGACCCAGAAAACTGGCTTGAGTTTAAATTGGTGA